GAGCTTTTTGCACAAGGGAAAAGCCCCTCTTTAATTGCTTTAGATTTACAAGTTTCTACACAAAGTGTAAACAATGTTTTAGGACTTAAAAAAGTAAAGAAATTTCTTAAAGATGTTATTAATGAGCAATTCAATGTATTAAAAGAGGGTAGATTAAGAATATTAAATAAAATTATAAATGATAAGCTAGCAAAATTAGAAAGAGATAATGGTGGTGATTTAGCAGACTCTACAAACAAAGATATAGTAGATTTAATGAGAGAGATGGATAATATGCTAAAAGAGAGAGAAAAAAAAGAGTTAGGTACAAATGATAACACATATATTAATATTTTAAAACAGGTTCTTGATTGATGAAAACTGCTATTTCTGTAGATGTTGCACAATATCTTGAAGTTAAAAAAAGATTAAATTATAACAAAGCTTGCAAAACTTTTAAATTTTTTCCACATAAGACTCAACAAATTATTATAGACACTTTTCAAGAGGGTTTATTTAGCTGTATGTCTTTAGTGTGTGGTCGTAGGTGGGGAAAAACAGAAGTAATATCTTCAGTAGCCAGTAGTGAGATGCTTGTTCCTTTTGGGAGTGTTTTAGTTATTACACCAGTGTTTGCTAATGCTAAAGCTATTTTTGAAAAAATAGAGAGAAGATTATTAGATAGTAAAATACCTATTAAATCAAAAGATTCAAAGGCTCTCACATTTACAACTGCTTATAATAGTAAAATAGTTGTAGCAACCCCTAAAAGTATTGAAAGTGCTTTGGGATTTATGTATTCTCTAATTATTTTTGATGAGGCTCAATCTATCACAGATTTGATAAATATTTTTGAAAACTACCTTGAACCAGCTCTGGCAGATTTTGGAGTAAATGAAGAGACAGGGTTTTTTAATGCTAAAACAGTTTTTATAGGAACTGCTAGAGATGAATCAGCTGATTTATTTAAAATTGTATTAAGAGCTAAGAATAAAAAGAAATATGCTGGGTATGTAAACTTTACTATGAAAACAGAGGATAATCCATACATTCCAAAATCTTTTTTAGCTACAAAAAGAAGAGAATTAGACCCAATAACTTTTGGAAGAGAGTATGAGGGTATTTGGTCTAAACTTAATAATAGCCTTGTTTATTACTCTTTTGACTCTGTAAAGAATGTTATAAGTAAAAAAGAAGCTGATACAAGATTGGCAGGAAAGGGAATAGTTATAGCTGGGATTGATATGGGATATAGTGATAACTTTGCATGTTTATGGGCTGGGGTAGAGCCTTTAACAGGTAAAATAATTATAACAACAGAATATAGACAAAATAAAACACCTATAGAAATACACCATAAAAACTTGATAAAGCATGAGAAAAATTTAACATATGGAAAGATACTTAGATTTGGAGACCCATCTGCCCCACAAGTTATGTCTGACCTATCTTACACTTATAAATACAATATAATACCAGCTATAAATGATATTGATGAGGGTATTCAGCTATGTAATCAAAAATTTTATAGGGGTGATTTATTAGTAAGTGAGGAATGCAGTGATTTAATAGAGGAATTAACTAACATGGTTTGGAAAGATGCTACAGAAAAAACAGTAGCTAGAACAGCTTCTTTACTACACTTTGACTTAGCTTTAGCTTCTTTACGATATATGATTATAACATGGGCTGTTCAAAGCAATATGCAGATTTCGGTAGTATAAAGGACATTTATTGAGTTTTTTTAAAAATCCATTTAAAAGCAAAAAACCTATACAAAAAACCCTTAGTGCTGTAGCAATAAATAGAACAAAATCTACAAAAGCACAAGATAAAATTAATGAAGCTTACAAAGATGGTAATGGTAATTTAGCAAAAAGTACAGAAGAAAACTCTTTGCATACCTCTGAATTGGTGTTTTCTTGTGTTGATTATATTAGTAAAGCTGCTAGCCAAGCTACTCCACGCCTTTATTCAGTAACTGCTAACAGTAAAGAAGAAAAGCCTGTAAAAAATAAAAAACTACAAGCATGGTTACAAAAACCTAACCCTTTTTGGTGTTGGGGGGATATAATAGAAGTTATAATTCAAGAGCTTTTATTGTCTGGGTCGGGGTATATGACTTTAGAAACTAATAAAGGGGTTTTAGAATCTTGGGTACTTCCTTCTCCTTCTAATATGGAAGTTGTACCAGATGCTAAAAAGTTTATAGCAGGATTTTTATATAATAAAAAAATAGCTTATAAACCTAATGAAGTTTGTATGTTTAGAAACCCAACTTTGAACAATGCTTTTTATGGGCTACCAGCTGTAAAACCTTTGATAGATACTTTAAAATTAGAGGGAAGTTCTATTGATGAACTGTACTCTTTTTACACAGATTCTACAATACTTAGTGGAGTGTTACAATCAGAGACTTTTGTTTCCCCAGAGCAGACAGGGGAATTGAGAGAGCAATTTAATGCTCTTTACAAAAAGGGTGGTTCTGGACATAGAGGTGTTGCTGTTCTGCCTTATAAAATGGCATATTCACCAATACAAGCAAACCCTAAAGATTCTTTATTATTAGATTCTATAAATGTTTCTGCACAAAGAGTTATGAGAGTTTTTAAAGTAAATGCTTTAGTATTAGGTGGGGAGAACACTTCTACAACACACCCAATGGAATTGATGAAAGTTGTTTATAACACAGCTGTAAGACCATATTTATATAGAATACAAGACCAATTAACTTTGTTTTTAAGAAACACTTTTAAAGATGATACCCTCTTTTTTAAATTTGATTTTGATAGAGTTGTAGAGTTGGATACCTCTTTGGATATAAAAGCTTCCTCAGCTAAAACTTTATATACTACAGGTGTAGCAAGTTTAAATGAAGCAAGAGATTTAGTAGGATTACCTAAACTTACAGAAGCAGCAGCAGATAAAAATGTTTTAGCAGCTTACTTGCTAGGTACAGGTTTTAGTTATATACAAGATTTAACAGATGGTGTAGTTCCTACTGCCACAGCAACTACAACACCTCAACCAGCAGGTAGTACAGACCCTAGTGGCGGAGCAGCAGACTTAACACAAACAACAAACACAGGAGCAACAAATGGATAAGAAAAAAGTAGTTAATTTAGTAGTAAAGGATTTAACATTTACACAATCAGCTGAAAATGCAGATGTAGTTATTATAGCAGGATATGCAAATAAATATTTAGCTGATGGGGGAGGGGTTTTGATAGACCATTCTCAAGAATCTGTTCTTCCTAGCAGTTATGATTTAAGCACTTTTAAAAAGAACCCTATAATTTTGTATAACCATAGCACTTATGACCCTGTAGGAAAAGCTATTAATATAGATATTAAACCAGAGGGCTTGTACATAGAAGCTGAAATACACAAACAGATGGATGAAAAAGTTTTTTATGGGGCTAAAAATGGTATTTTAAAAACACTGTCTATTGGCTTTAACTTTAAAGATGGGAAATATGTAAATGATATTTTCTACTATACAGATTTAGAGTTGTTTGAAATATCTATTGTTGCTGTTCCTGATAACAATGAGGCTATTTTTGGGGTACTTACTACCTCTCCTTGTGCAAATGGTGGCTCTTGTTTGTTAGCCTCTGTACCAACTAACAAAAAAGATTTAGGCACTGTCTATACAAAATCAGCAGAACTCAATGTAGGAGCTTGGAAAGACACAGATAAAACAGAGTTAAAGAAAGCTTTAATAGCTATAAACGACCAAGCTTTATTATCTGATGCTTTTTTAATATATGATGAAAAAAATACAGAACTTTGTAAGTTTCCACACCATATTCTTACAGACAAAGGGTTACAAGTAAGTCAAGAGGGATTAGCCTCTGCAATGTCTGCACTAAATAGTTTACAAGAAGATAGCCCATATAGTAAAGAAGTTCAAAAAGGGGCATGGGAGCATTTGCAAAAACATTATTCAGAGCTAAAAGATGTAGAAATGCCTGATATAATTTTATCTAATTTAGAAAGATTTAAAGATAATGAACAAATAGACCCGAATACTACGATAAATACTACAACAGGTGATACTTCTGCTCAAAACCCACAGACAGACGGTGGTGAGAAAAAAGAAAATAAGCCGGATTTGTCAGATAAGGAAGTTCTTTTAAGTACTTTAGAAGAGCTAAAAGGTTCACCAGAAGGGTTAGACACCCTACTTGAGGTGTATGCAAAAGTAGAGGATGTACTTAATAGTACATTACTAAATGAATAAGGGAAACGATATGGGATTACAAGTAATAAAAGATATGGATACTAAAGTTAAGGCTTTAGAAGAGGCAATGGCTACACAAAAAAGTGATGCTGACAATCTTATAGAAGAGCTTAGAGGTGAGATGAAAGACTTGGTAGCTGAAAGAAAGACAGGGTTTGGGGATGAGAAAGTTTATTCTGATGGGCAAGTTGCACAAGCTAGAAAAAAGGGTAGTAAACTCTATTTGAAATCTTTGCTTTCTGGCAGAGATATGGCAAGTTTTGATGAGTATAAAGATATTGAAAACATAATTAGTAAGGCACTAAAGCCTACTGATGTTTCAGCATGGTTGGCGGAAGAGTTTAGTTCCGATGTAATTGCAGAATTAGAAGCTGTACTTAAGGTGGAAGCTCTTTTTGGTAAAGTTACTATGCCAGCAAATAGAAATACTTTTTCAATTCCAGGAAAGACTGGTGATGCAGTGGCTTATCTTATAGCCCCAGGTGATGATGCTATTGAATCAGCTATTGCAGCTGCTAAAGTTAGTTTTACAACACAAAGAATTAAAACTCTTATAGGTGTTACTGACCAAGCTGATATAGAGTCTATAACAGCGATAGTAGATTTAGTTAAAAAAGAATTAGCAAGGTCTTTAGCAAGAGCTACAGAAAATGCTATTATAATGGGAGATACTACAACAGCTACAGCAAATAGTGTTTTAAAAGCTTTTGATGGGGTCTTAAAAATGGCTGTAGATGCTGGGAACACTTTTGATAATGGTGGTGGAGTAATTACTGCAGCTAATATAGCAAATACACGAGCAACTTTGGGTATATATGGTGTAATGGCTTCTGATTTAGCTATTGTTGCTCCTGTCAATTCTGCTTATGCAATGCTACAGTTTCCTGAAGTGCTAACTATAGATAAGTATGGTGTTAATGCAACTATCTTAAAAGGTGAAATTGGAAAATTGTGGGGAATGCCTATAATAGTTACAGATTTTATTGCAACTAACCTAGATGCTAGTGGTAAGGTTGATACTACTACTACTCCAGGCACAAAAACTGCTGTTTTAATTGTGAATAAAAACTATCTTGCTGTTGCAGATAGAGGGAGTGCCTCTCTTGAGACAGAAAGAAAAGCTGTATCAAGCACAACTTTATATGTTGGGTTTAGAGATGTTGATTTTAAAAAATTAACCATCACTTCAACACCTGTTGCTGCATTAGTAAATGTACAAGCTTAGTTTTGATATATTTGGGGGTTAAAATCCCCAAATTTAATATAAAGGTTACTTATGGTAAAAATTAAATGTATTGGTGCAGGTATTACAAGTAAAGGTATTCGTTTTACAAATGATGGCGATGCACTATATGATGTAGATGATGCTACTGCTTCTTATTTAATAACTACTTTTCCTAAAATGTTTATAAAAATAGAAAAGATAGTAGCAAAGAAAGCAGTAAAAAAAGTTTATAAAACAAGTAAAGAATAAATATGTGGGAATTGCTACTACCAGATGCTAAAAAGTTTTTAAATATTACAGACATAGAAGCAGATGGGTTAATAAAACTACTGTTACAGTATGTCGAAGATTATATATTTGCTTCTTTTGGAGTAGCAATAGAGCAACGCACAATTATTGAGTACCCAACATCTGATTTTGGGGTTAGTGTTATATACACAAATTCTGGTATTATACAAAGTGTTATAGAGTTTTTAGTAGACAATGTTGATAATACTACAAACTTGACTACTTACTCATTCTTTAAAAATAATTCTATAAAACTAACTAAAAACTCTCCAATTCTTTTATCTCCTGCCTCAGAGTATAAGCTTACTTATATAGTAGGGTACAATGACCCAGATAAAATACCAAGAGGCTTAAAAGGTGCTTTTTTTAATATTGTAAAAAAGATTTATATAGATGTTACAAAAAATACAGACTCTTATACTGCAATTAGTACGGGAGTAAAAGAGAGTGTAAAATTAATAGATAGTATTCCTTTAATAGCATTACAAACTTTACAAAGCTATAGAGTATATAAGTTATGATTTCACAAGACTTTACTCAAAAGTCTTGGAAAAACTTTAGATTTTCTCTTGAAAAATATAGTGATGAGCTTATATCAGAGTATTTAAAATATGCTACAAAAGCTACAAATAAGTGGGAACAAAGCGTAAAACATGCTGTTGGCAAACAATTACCCAAACAATACTGGCACAGCAAAAGACCTAATAGTAGAAAACTATTTCCTTACAAAAATACAGGTAGCCAACAAGACTCTGTCTTAGCTGGTGTTACTAGGCGTGTTTCTGGGCAAGGTAATATCAATATCACAGCTTGGGGGCAGATTAAAGCTCCTTATGCCCACTATACAAATGAGGGCAAACCTGCAAGAGCAAAAGGCAATGGTGTTGCTTGGAAAGGTTGGGAAACAGATGTTTTTGAGGGTGGCAGAGGGAAACTAACAGGAATGTCCGATATATTTGATAAGATAGCTGGAATGAGGAGTATTTTATGAGAGTAAAACTAGTTGAGGCAATTTTATCCGATTTAAAAAAGTCAAAGAGGTATAAAAATTTATATAAAAATATAGTGCCTTTATGGACAGATATACCCAGATTTCCTGCTGTGTCTGTTCTATATGAAAGTGAACATAAAGATTTAAGTAGACTTTCTGGCAATAGATTTTATTATGAGGGAATTATTTTAATATATCTTTTTAACAAACAAAAATCAGCAAACTCTTATGAAGATGTTTTGTCAGATTTTATTACAGAAATATATACATTGATAAAAAATAATACATATTTAAGAAATAATACGATTGACTGTTCAGTGGCAGAGATGAAAAGAGAGGGTGGTATTGTACATCCATATGCAATAGCACAAATAAAAATAACTGTAAAGTACCAGCAAACTGTTTGAGCAATTATAATACAGTTTGTCGATATAATTTATAGAAAACATATTAAGGATAAAAAATGGGAATTTATAGAACCACTGGGGCAGTGTATGCTGTCATAAAAGAAGCTAGTTTTAATGTTGGAGGCACTTTTACTGATAGTGATGTAGTTAGTGTTACTTCTGATACTTCATTAAAACCAGAAGTTGATTCTATTGAGAGAAAAGCTACAACAGCTTCTTTCATAGGTTTGCCAGCACTAGCTGGAAAAGAGCATGGCTCTGGTACTTTTGGGGTTGAACTAATCCCAGACTCTGCTGTAGCCCCCGCTAATGTAGTTGGCTCTACTATTTTAGAAGTAGCTCTTGGTATTAAATCAATTCCTGGGGCAGGGACAGGAGCAATAATCGGAAAAACTGTAACAGGAATAGATTTTACTTTTGCTGCTGCTGACAGTTCAGTTGCATGGACTTCTACAGATTTGTCATATATGATAACAGGGGATAAAGTTAATATATCTGGCTCTACCTCTAATGATGGTAATTATACTGTAGCTTCTGTAGATACTGCTAACTCAAAAATTATATTTAATGAAACTGTGGTAGATGAAGCTTCTGGGGCAACAGTTACAATTATTGATAAATCTTATCCAATGATTGAGGATTGTACAAGAACAGGCTCTACTGGAGATGCCTTTCTTTATAAGTTAAATAAAGCTTGTGGCTCACAAGATAGTCTAGCAATTAAAATGATTTTAGGCTGTACTGCTAGTGATAGTCAAAGCTTAATATTTAAAGGCATTGTTCCAAACTCTAGTAAGTTCACTTTTCCTGTAGCTGATGTAGCAACTGTAACTTTTGATGTTGGTGCTTCTAGTTTTCAAACAAAAGCTGGGGAAGCTGTTTTAACAAGCACATCTCTTACTACCAACCCTTATGTTGGCAAGAATGCAGCATTTAAAGTGGATGGTGTTGTTTATGAAGCTAAGGATGTTGAGTACACTATTACCAACACTGTTTCAGATAGAGAGTCTTTAACAGGTAGTGGGATAGATAGTAAAGCCGTCACTAAAAAAGAGATAAAAGGTACTTTATCAGTAACTTTTCAAAATTGGGATGAGCTTAATAAGTTTAAGGGTAATACAAATGCAAGTATTTACCTAGAAACTGATTCTGGTGATAGTCTTTTTGCAACATATTTACCTCTTGTTAGGTATTCTGCTGTTGATGTGGCAGATGATAGTGGTATTTTAATTAACAAAATTGAGTTTACAGCATATGAAGATGCTTATGGTGAAGCTCTTTACATAGCTCACAAATAATGTTTGGGGGTTTTATGCCCCCTTTCACTTCCTTTTACACTTTCACGATATATCTTCTATAAAATATTAGGAGATTACTATGGCATTAAAACGCAAACTAGATATACCACTTACCTTTGAATATATTCCAAACTCTCAAAAAGGAGAGAAAGACCCGTTTACGGTTTCTTTAAAAAGACTATCACCAAAAGAGTATGCTCTTATTGAAGATAAATTAATACAATACCATCAAGATGAGGTTATGACCTTTTCAACTTCTATAACTAATTTTACAGCTGTGCAAAATAGCCTTATAAACTGGAAAAATATGCTTGGAGAAGATAATAAACCAATCTCTCCAAAATTTAATAATGGGCTTTTGGATGAAAAATCTTTAGAGCTAATACCAATGCCTATGATAACAGAAATAGCAAATGTAGTTGTGGGCATTTCAAAAGACCCAGAAAATGCTGACCAGTATCTTGGGAATATAAAAGACCCAGCTCTTGCTACAAGTATGTAAAAACCATTTATATTTAAATATACATTCTGCTAAAAGTGGTCTGCCATATACTATTATATGCAGACCACTTTCTTATAAAGAATTACAAACTTTAATAACTTTAACAGATACTAAAAACATAGAGCATGAAACAGTGTTGAGGGTTTGTCAGATGGCTATTATAAAAATAGAATCTCCTTTTGGAGATACTTTACATTTGCATGAGTTGCCTTATAAAGACTTACCTATAATATCAAAATTTATCTTAAACAATTCTGCTGTAACCCCAAAAGACTCTGAAATTTTATACAATAGTGTTACAACTTATTTTTCTTATGAACTAAAATCTAAAACTTGGGATTGTGAGTTGTGCAAAAGCAAGAAATTAGATAGGCAGAGAAATTGTGGTTTTAGAAATGAGCAGCATAAAAGAGATGATTTTGCAATACAAATTGGGGAACATTTATATACCTCTTGTCCGATATACTATGTAGATAAAAAAATTTTAAGCAAAGCTATAGAGTGCTTTAATGTATATGAATCTGGGTTCTTGCCTGATGCTGGTGGATTTTTTGACCAGACATCTTTTTTTGTGCAAGCCTCTCAATTAGTACAACGAGCAATTAGGGCTAAAGAAAAGAAAGAAATGGAGAACATTTCTTAAAGGGGATTTATGTCACAGCTATCCGATAAAACATACAAAGTTAATATAAATTTTAGACAAATAGGTTTAAATAAGTTAGATGGAGAGTTGGCAAAAATACAGACAGAACTCCCACATATTCAAAATGCTTTAAAAAGTATAGGGGCAGATAATAGCTTAACTAGAACTTTTGAAAACTCTTTTGCACAATTAGAAGAGAATATTGCAGCTGTTGAAAGACTTAAAAAAGTTATTAATGCTTTAAGTTCTGATAATCCTAAAGCACAAGCTGGAGCTGCTTCTCAGTTCGGTATTACAGACCCTAACAACTCTGAAGCCATTTATTTAGCATTAGCAGAAAAAATGGATGTAATAGCCAAAAAAGTATTACAAACTAAATCTAACTTTAAAGCTTTAGAGCAAGCTAGTTTAAACTATTTTAGTGCTTTAAAAACAAGTACAAAAGAGTATATATCAACTTTAAAAAAGCTTGGACTAGAGGAAAAAACAATTTCTAAGTTATCTTTAAAGCAAAAACAGCTCTTTGAAAGTGCTAAAAAGCTAGGTGATACTAAGTCTTTAAAAGCATACAACACTTCTTTAAAAACAAGAGTGTTGCTGTTAGGTAAATTACAACAAAAACAACACTATTTAGGTAGCACCTCTTTGCCAAAAAGTATTTCTGGCACTATGACTAAACAAATAGAACAGCTTAAAAACAGCTTAAACAATTTATCCATACCTCTTGAAACAATACAAACTAAATTTGCAGGATTAATACCAGACTCTTATATTAAGAAAGCAGAAAAAACTAGAACTATAAATGCTGCTTTTATAAAGACTTTTAGAAAGCTAGGTATTGCTTCTACCGTTTTAGTAAAAATGCGTACAAATATGGATGCACTACTAAAAACATATATAAAAACAGGGAATGCTACACAGCTTGATGGATACATAAGTTCTTTAAAAATTAGAGAATCTATTTTAAGAGAAACAAAAGTTTTACAAGATAAAGTAAATGCCTCATTAGCCACAGAGCTGGAAAAAGAGCAAGCTTTAAAGAATATTAGGTCTGCCACAAGTGCTGCACAAAATGTAGGGGCTTCTAAACAAGATTTAGCAGACAAATATAATGCTGCTAAAGATGCTGTCAATAACTTAGACCAGGCTTTAAGGCAGCAAGCCAAATTAGAGAAAGAATCTTTACAAACATTACAAAGATATGAGCAAGAGTTAGCAAGTTTAGAGAGACTTAAGCAAATTAAGTCTCTTTGGGCAACCCCAAGAAGTAAAAAAGAGGCTGCAGAAGCTATAAAAGATATAAAGATTATGATAGCAAAAGTACAAGAGTATCGTAAAACTCTGAACTCTGCTTCTGGGCAAGCTTCTGTAGCAACCCCAAAAGGATTTAAAGAGTCTGAGGCTTCGTTATCTAAACTTAAAGGCTCTTTAACAGGAATTGTGGAAAAAGCTAGAGAAGCAAAAGCCTCTTTATCTAATATGGGCTTAGTACAAGTTGCTAAAAGAACTGCCGCTTATGCTAGTGCTTATGCAGGATTTTACCAAGTTATACAAGCTTTTAGAAATGGTATAGGGTTTGTAGTAGAGTTTGATAAAAATGTACATGTAATGGCTGCTGTTTTTGATGTTGCTATCACAAAAGCAAGGCAGCTACAAAAAGGTTTAGTAGATTTAGGTAGAACTTATGGTGGAGATATAAAAAATATTAATGAGGCTGCTTTAGCACTAGGTAGAGCCGGTCTGGCTGCAAGTGATGTAGTTAAGGCTACAGAAATAGTTATTAAGATGGCAAAACTCACTGGGGATACTATTGGAGTTTCTTCAAATGCTTTAATCACTTATAAACAAGATTTTGAAGATGCTGCTCATCCTATAAGTGTTTTAGGAGACCAATTAGCATATGTTGCAAACCAATCTAGGTTAAGCACACAAGATATAGGAACTTTTTCAAACTATGCCCTTGCTAGTGCAAAAGCTGCAGGACTATCTGTAGAAGCTATAAATGCTATGGCAATCTCATTATCTAACGCTGGTGTTAATGCCTCAACTATTGGTACAGAAATTAGAAGGTTTAGCTTCTTACTTAGAGATAGTTCAAGCTCTGTTCAAAAGTTTTTTACCTCTTTAGGTACATCACAACAAACACTAGCTGCTAGAATTAGATATAGTACAGATAGTGCTAATAAAGCTCTTTTAGAATTAATTACAAAAAGTGCTGCTATGAGTGATGCAGCTTTTGCTAAATCTCTACAAGGTATGGATATTAGAGCAGCAGAAATTTTAACACTACTTAGAAACAATAGTGAGTCTTTTAAAGCACATTTCAAAGATTTGTTAGATGGGGTTAATGGAGAGTTAGATAAATCAAACTATATTGCAGACTCTTATGCCTCTACTTGGGAAAGGGTTAAAAACTCTTTAGGCTCTGTTTTTGAGGCTTTGTCTAGGTCTGGTTTTCAGACAGTAAATGGGCAATTACAAACTTTTAATGATATGCTTATAAAAATTAGCAACAATTCTGATAAATTTATGCAAAACATATTACACTATTTTAAAATGATTGGGTATGCCTTGTCTGGTCTTTTTGCTTTTAAAGGCATAGTCTCTTTGTGGGAAGCTGCAGCAGTGCCTCTAAAAAATATAAAAACCTCTTTAATAATTGTAGAGGGTGCTATGGCAAGAAGTAAAACTATAATGTCAGGTCTTTTTTCAATAATTAAAAAGATAGCTATAGTTGTGGCATCATTTTTTATAGACAATCCTATAGTCCTAGCAATAGCAGCTATAGGAGCGGCAACATATTTTGCTTACACCAGTTTGAATAAAACAGATAAAGTTATGGCTCATCTCACACAGACACAAAAAACTTTGAATACACAAATTAGATTAGGTAGTGATTTACACAAAGAAAAACTATATAAAGCACAACAAGAGTTATCTCTGTCTAAAGCTATAAAAAATGGCAATCAAGCTGAAATAAATAACATAATAGAAGCTATAGCTTTAACAGATGTTAGGATAACTAAGTTATTAACACAAAAAAATATAGTTGATAAAACTGTGACAGCTATTGAAAGACAAAATACTTTATTAGCACTACAATCTAAAATAAAAATATTAGGAAAAGAGAAATCTATTCTGTTAGATATTAATACTACAGAAGCTAAAAATAGAATTAAACAAATAAATACAGAGTTGTCTAAAATACATAAAACTGTAGTAATAAAGGTAGCAATAGCAAACAAAATAAATGCAAAAACTACTTTAGCAAATGTTATAACTGAAATAAACAACATAAAAAATAATTTAAACTTGCCTACTAAAGTTAAAAATAATATATTACGAATGATGAATTTGCAATTAGTAGCAGCAGAAAAACATTTGACAGAAGTTAATAAAAAAATTAGTAAAGTTAAAAAAACTGGTGGGATACAAGGCTTATTTACAATCTCTTCTAAAGATATTCAAAACTTCACACACTTGACCAGAACTATTAAAACTTTATATAAAATTGGAGAGAATGTTGATGTACTAAAAGGAACAGCAAAACAAACTTTAGAGCATTCTATAAAAGGGTATACACATACAGTTCAAAGTGTTTTAACAAAAGCTTTAGGTGATTTAAAAGTAAATACAGGAGTGTTAGATACCCTACCAAAGAATGTTAAAGACACTTTAAACACTATTGTAAAAGAGAGTAAACACTTAGATACAACAAAAGGAGTTGCTAATTTTAATGCCAGTTTAGAAAATATGACTATTTTGTTAAAAAATACTAAAACAAATGACCCTAAAGCTTTAAATATTTTAACTACTATTATAGAAAATGCACAAAAAGGTTCAAGTAATTTACAACAACTTTTAGTTTTGTATAAAGAGCTTTCAGTTATTGGAAAGTTAGACCAAAGTAAACTAAAATTTACTCCTTTTGACCAGACAGCAAGCTCTAAAACTGCTATGGCAAGTATTAACAAAGCTTATGCTACTTTATTACAAAAACAAAAACAATTAACAAGTTTGACTACAGATAGAACAACACATTTAAATAAAGTTGCTTTAATAGAGAGTAAATTAGTTCAAAATGAAAAAACTCAAAATGCAAGTGTTAAAGTATACTTAAATTTGTTAAAGAAAAGAAAACAGATAGTAATAGCCTTAAAAAAATTAGATGGCACAGGCACTTTAGATGCTCAAAAAGAAAAAACAAAAGAATTAAACACAATTAATAAAGAGATTAACAACACAGAGAGACAGATTTTTAATACTGAGAAAGATAGGCTTAACCTTGCTGGAAGTCTTGTTAGTGCTAAGATAAAAGAAGCTGAAGTTATTAAAAAAGTAAATGCAGAAACACAATCTATTAGAGATAAAACATCTTCTACAGTAGCTAATCCTTTTGTTACACATTCTTTACAAGTAAAGAAAGAGCTTAATTATGACCCATCTAATAGCTTGCCTCAAGACAAAGAAAAAGCAGATGCCTATTTTTCAAATATGGGTGCTTACTTAGATAAAAAGAAACAAGACTTATACAATAAAAAATATTCAACAGAGGGGGCTGTAGCTCCTGGGCAAAGTATGGCAGCATACAGCCAAATAGGTACTGATGCTGCTCAAAATGCTAATGCACAACAAACAGACAAACTAACCTATTTAAAAGACCAACAACAAGTTTTACAGGAGCAACAACAAGCTGGGTATATTACTATGAGTGAGATGCACTCTGCTTATAATGCTTTAGAACTAGAGAAAACAAAAGCTCATGCAGATGCTACAAACCAGATATATAAAACTAGGTTTAATGCTACTATTGGTTTATATGGGGGGGCTGCTGCTACCTTGGCAGGAACTTTAGATAATTTACAAAAATCTGGTTTAATTAAATCAAAAAGTGCTTTTAGGGCTATGCAAGCACTACAAATTGTTTCTGCAATATCTAGTACCTATTTGGCAGTTACACAAGCTTTAGCAAATCCTCCTGGACCTCCATGGTCATATGTTATGGCAGCAGGGGCTTTAGCAACTGGAATGGCAAATGTTGCACAGATAAAAGCACAAAAATTTCATACTGGGGGCTATGTAAGTGGGCAACAAAGTGGTTCTATGGGTGGCTTAAGAGATGATGAAATTCCAGCCATTCTTAAAAAAAATGAGTATGTACTAACTCAAAATGATATAAAAGGCATTAAAAGTGGTAATAACACTTCTGCACAAGTACCTCAACAAGCACCTATTAAGAATGAGACAGTGATTATAAATAGTATTGACCCATCTGTAATAGATGAGTGGGCTACTTCAAGGGCTGGTAGAGAAGTAATAAGGAATGTTGTAAATGCTTAGTATTTTTACGATATACTTAGTAACAATGAAAAAGGCTTTATATGGCATATAGAATAGAAAGTAATAAAACCCCAAAAGAGATGATGGAGAACCTGTATGATTTTTTAACAACTACTATTTCAATAGATGACCCTGATTATAGTTCTGCTGCTGGAAATGGTTCTTTCACTAATTTACACTTTGATAGAACAACAGCAAAAAGCGAGACTTGGACTTTACAATGTACTGATGAAAGTGCTGGTACATTCTCTGTGCAAGGCTCTATAAGTGGTGTAAAAGCAGATGTAACTGTTGGAACTGCTTATGATAATGGCATAATGTCTTTTACTTTAACAGCTGGCACACAAGCTTTCCTATTAAATGATATTATTAATATTACTATGTACACTAATTTAACAACCCCTTTCAAACCTTTAGAATACTTTAAAGGTAGTGAATATAATTATTATAAATATGGTACAGATATTAGCATTTCTGGTACAAATGGTAGAAGAATGTTGCCAGCTCCTGATGGAACAAATTCAGCAATTTCAGAAGCTGGACAATGTGTACAAGCAAACTTCATCACAGCTGACTATAATGTCGGAGACTCTTATACATACCTTACTAACATAGGCTCTCAAAATATTTTAACAACCACTGATTTTACTGTCAATTTTTGGGTCAAGAACTTAACAAGTGGTGTTTGTTTTACACAACCTAATGGGTATAATGATGGTAATGCAACAGGGCAGTATAATAAAATTGGGTTTTCTATCACAGCGGATGATATTAGGCTGACAAGAGGCACAAATAATAATGTGTATGACTATACCACCTTTTTAACAAGTCTTAGAGGTAGGTTACTAATTGAGGGCATTAATGTTGCAGATTGGATGTCTTTTACTTTTGTAGTAAATAGAACAACCTCTACATGTAAAGTGTTTGTAAATGATGTTTTATTAGAAACAATAGTGAATGATTACTTTGCCATTAACCATGATTTCTTTATGACAGTATTGATAAGTAGAAATAGGGCTAATGATGGAGACCAGTACTGGGGTGGGACAGTTTGGAAGAGACAGCTGTCAGATATAGAAGCGAAACAAATATATACTGACAAAGGTGTTGAACAACTTAATGATTATAGCCAAACAATGATGTTTCAAGGTATGAAAACACCCCCAACATTTCTTTTAAAGTATAAAAGTGGTTATTTAAAGATGGCTATACAACAAAACAAATGCTTATATGGGCAATACTTACAAAACCTAACTTTAAATTATGCCCCAAGTATTTTAGGTTTAGATGAAGTAGCACTATCACACGGTACACAATCGGCAAATTACTACCACAATAGTCCTACAAATTTTTATGGGCTTATGCCAGATTTTGAAGCAAATATTGAAAAATATTGGTTTATTACTGATGGAGAGACTATTATAATTAGTTGGAAAATATTTGACCCATCTACTTCACAACCTAACCCAGTGTATCAAACATATTATGTAGGAATTACAGAGGGGATTGATTATCAAAAAATAGCTCCTGATTTTTATGGAACAAGAGATGGTGTAGATGTCTGGACAACAACCTCAACCTCTTTCAGATTTGGGGCATTGTTTACACAAAACTATGTAAGATGGAATAATGCTATATCTTCTTGGGTTAGAAGTAGAACAAACACAGGAAGTACAACTTACCCAACAAACTTTGATAAAATAAATTTAAGTGAAAATTCAATACCTTTATCAAGGCTTTGTGCAAGAGGGGAATATTATGCTGGTCAATATTATGCAAATGGCACATCTTATAGTACTTATGGCACACAACCTTATGAAACAGTGCTAAAACATATCTATCAAGCTCCTAAGGCATCTTTTGTTCCAGAAGATTATCTTTTAATAGATGGTATTAAGTATGTAATATTACAAGATTGTAACAGAGCTGACTCAACATCTATGTTTGCTTTAAAATTATTTAATTAGGAGTGTAAAATGAACCAAATATTTTATGAAAAATACACAGCAGTACAAGCTAGTCCTCTAAATTTACTCTCTTTGGTGTGTGACCAGCACCCTGTCTGGCAAGTAGACAAGACAGTTTGTAATAATGAAGGCAATGTGGTAGAGTTGTATTTACACTTGGCACACCCTGTAACAGGGAGATTATCTTATTTTTCTTTTGAATGGATAAATAAAGCAACCTTAAATTGGTATATGAACACAGGTTTTGATAGTAATTTGACAGCCTCTACACAGCCTGGAACTCTTCCTTATAATGGAAGTAGTACGGCTGCTATAAATATAGGCTTTACAAATACATCATTACAACTAAGAGAAATTTATATAACAATAACAGACACTATGATATGGTTTACTATAAAAAGATATGATAATGTTGATGATGTTGCTTTATATTTTGGAGCATATCATAACACAACCTCAATAGGCACTAACGACTCCTTTATGTGTTCTAATAAAAATAACTGGTTTCAGTTTAATTATAATGGTACAATATATGTAGACAGCACACAACATAATGATACCTCTTTTTTACAAGGCACTTTCAATTTAGATAGAAATTCACAATTCTTTTATTTGCCAGCTTTAGTTGATGGTTCTAAACAAGTAACTACAAACACTTTGTGGGTAAACAATGATAATAGTGTAGACAATGTATCTTTCAACTATGTTGGATATTTTGATGACCAAGTTGCTTATGTTGATAGCACCTTAATAACACAAACTAAAACAGGGAATACAGAGTTTTTAGTCATACCTTTAAACCAAACTATATTTCCAAAAACAGGTATTTATATTGATTTAGCAACTTTAGACCAGCCTACTTATATATTTTCAAATTTTGTGCACAACCCTAATGTAATATCCAACACAGATTGGATATAAATGTCTGATATAGTTAAACTAGCTCCTTTAGAAACTATCAACAATAGTGAGCTAGTAGATTATACTATACCTAACACTAGTATTACAAAGCCTGTGTTAGAAATTTTAAACACCACAGAAAACAATATTTATGTATATGCCTGGCAGTTTGATACAGTTAAAACAATAGATATAATTGAGCAAATTTATAAACATCTGGGTATAAACAAAACAAAAACAAATGTAGAAGCAATCACAGAGTATGTTGCATACTTAAAACAACAGCATATACCTATAATAGAAAGTATACAAAATACAGAGGCAGTTGCTTATGTAGTTACCACTGGTGTACCAAAATCTATTTTAGAGAATATCTCAGCCACTGAAACAGTTATAAAAAGTTTAATTAGCACTAAACAAAGTATAGAAACAACAAATTTAACAGAAACTGTAGACTACTTTGTAAACACTTCGCCAGTATCTAAAAACCCTTTAACAGAAGTCACATCTTTAGCAGAGCTTCCTGTCAAAGTTTTACAACATAAATTTAAAAGCTTACAAGAACAAGAGAGTTTATTAGAAATAGTAGAAACAACTATTAACCACTTTCCTAATATAAATGAAGCAATAAATTTATCAGAGCTAGTAGACTATTTTATAAATAGTTCTGTATTTGTTCAGCACAGTCAAAGAATATCAAGAATACGAGAAGCTGTAAATAAAACAATTGTAAGTTATATCAAAGCTAGGATTGAATACTTTGGTATAATAGATACGGGAATGCCAAAACCCCAAACTTTAATAGCTATGCCAACAGCATCTACTCATGCATATACTCTTACCAAATATCAGAAAGAGTTTTTAACACATACCTATACAACAGCTGTAAGTAATGAAACATTAAACACAATACAGGTAGCACTAAGTAGTAGCAACCCTACAATCTCCATACTATACACACACAACCAGTTAAGGCTATATCCTGGGAATATATACTGCTCTTTTGGGTTAATTGCAAAAGACATAGCACAAGACTTTATAATAAAATCTGGATACTTGCAAGATTTAATAGTAACTGCTATAAACATCCCAAACTATTTAGGGGGAAGTATAACCTTAAATGTTGGGGATATAATCCCTGCTTTATCTGATGTAACTTTTGTATTAACATTATTTTTAGATAAAGGAGCTGTTGTTTTAGATAATGCCAATTTCTCTATTGAGTTGAATAGCTCTATTATAATTCCTATATATGTGTCTGCCACAAGACAAACGGGGATTGTTAATTCTTTTGACCCAGATTACAAGACTTATAAATCTACTTTACAGTATTCTACTAAAACTTTTAGAACAATGGTTGGGGTTGAAAAAAGAAGAGCTTTACTTATGACTCCAAAAAAAGGGGTAGAATACACTAGAACTTTTCATACATCTGCTGCCTATGAACAAGCTAAAAGCTCCTTAGAACAGAATTTATATAAGCTGAATTATCAACCTTTGTGGGGTTCTGCAGTCCATCCTACAACTACTGATGTAGGTAAAGGAATACCTTATATAAATAACAAATATGCTTTTAAGATAGGGGATTATTTGTGTGTATGGACATCTCATTTAGATTATAAAGTTGTTAAAATCACTAATATTACAGATGTTACAATACTTGTAAACATTACTGTATCATGGACAACAGATGATTTTATCATTCCATTAATAAAGGTTATGGCTGAGACAAGCACTTCTGCTACATATACACATAATTTAGACCAAACTATAAAATATAAGTTTAGGACTTTGACATGATTTTTTATAAAAAATATCCTATGCTACCAAAAGAAATTATAAATATAGGGAAAATTGATACAAGTATAAAACACAAACACCTCACTGTTGGAAAAAGCTATACCAAAGAAGATTACTACTATACAGAAGAGGTATACTCTTCCTTTTCTTATAATTTCTCTTTTACTAATAGAACAGAATATGTAGTTATAGAAGATTTTTTTAATCTTCAACTGGGGAAACTAAACAACTTTTGGGGAAGAACTTTTAAAAACACTTTTGAAATGTATAATCTTTTGGGTTTAGGGAGTAAAATAAATGTTAAATATAGTGAACAGCATAAATTACTGGATTATGGATATATATTTATATATCTACCTGATTATGACTTTGCTACAAGAGTGCTAGCAGCAGAAAGAAAGACAGATTTAAATGGTATAGATATTTATACAGAGTTTACTTTAGAGAATATACCACCAGCTGTTACAATGGATTTAAAAATAGAGCCAATTCTTTATGGACACTTTAACACAGACACTTTAACTGTACAATATGACGATATAAATATTGGAATGGTGACACTTCCTTTTGTAGAAAATGTGCCTACTCAATATAAGATAGATTTGGAGCTTGCTTAATGGAATTATTTGATATTACTTTTAATAATTATACATATAGATATAATAATTCTACCGAGTCTGTAACAGATTCTGGTGGGTATGTCTATGCTCCTTCTTCTATTATTAGAAAAGACTTAGTTACTGATATTGAAAAAGCAGCCTGCAATATGGTAGCTAGTATGGAAACTAAGCCCTTTAATACAATGCTATATCAAACTTCTATAGTGCCTGTTCCAATAACTATAAAAATATATCCAGAAGAGACAGTTCTTTTTGAAGGTGTTGTTGCAGGGCTGAAATATGATATTGAAAAAGGTTCTGTAGCTATATCTGTAACTTCTAAAATTTCTTTAGATGAGATAACATTACCTAAAGTAACTTATAGTGAATACTGCTCATGGGAGTTATTTTCCACAGAGTGTACCAAAAATAAACTAAACTATCAACTCCTCCTTAATACATCAGATAGTACTTATGACAATATAGTTATCACTAATGCAGCTTTTGCTTCATATGTAACAGGATATTTTACTAATGGGTATATAAAAATGGATAATGGAGAAGCTATGCTTATTACAGCTAGCTCTTCAAATACAATAACACTTTTAACTTCTATAAATACTTTTAATACTGCAAACAGTTTTAAAGTATACCCTGGATGTGATAAAACAATAAACACTTGTATTAACAAATACGATAACTTAATAAATTTTAGTGGGTTTCCTTATATCCCAGACAATAACCCAGTAACACAGGAGTATTAATATGCCATTATGGGGAATATTTTTATTAGTTACAGCCGCTATGGTTATGGTCTTACTTATAGCTATGCCACAAATGACTGGAAATGAAAACACACAATTAAATGATATAAACTTTCCAGATAATAGTAATAGTAAAGCTGTTCCAATAGCTTTCGGTACTGTATGGATGTATGGCAATATATTATTTTATACAAACCCTAAGCATAGGGGTATACAAGCATGTCAATAGTGAGTAACTAAATATGGGTGGTGGTAAAGGTGGTGGAAGTTGTTCTAATGTTGGTTTTGGATATAGTCTAACTTTTGGATATGCTTTTTGTGATAAACTAGATGAGCTTTTATCATTTAATATGAATGGCAAAAATAGGTGGACAGGAAGTATTATAAACACAGGTAGCTTTACTGCATGGACAGGAAATTTAGGCACAACTTATTCATCAAATTATGGGCAAACCTCTGTAATTGCTTCTTTAGGCACACAAACTGATGCACCAGCAAATGTTGCAGGACTCTTTCCACATGATTTAAGTTATAAAAACTTATGTTGGTTATTTTTTGATAATGCTTTTATAGGTGATAATGTTATGTCTGTTCCAAAATACAGAATAAAAGGTAGACGCACAGATATATATAACATTACTACATACTCTAACATAGATGGAACAGCAAACCCCGCCTATGTTATTTACTATATTTTAAACAAATTATTAAACATCAATGATACACATATAGACATACATTCTATAGATTATGCAGCACAGTTACTATACACAGAAGGCTTAGGGATTTCATTTCTTTTATCTAGGAGTCATAAAGTAACTAAATGGATTAAAGAAATATTAAGACATATTGATGGTATTTTATACTTTGATATATTTAATGGTAAATATGTTTTAAAATTATTAAGAGCTGATTATGATACAAATAATGTAATAACTCTAACAGAAGCTGATGTGGCACGAGTATTAATAACAAGAGGCACATGGAAAGATATAATCACTACTTTTATTTTTACATATACAAACACAGATTCTGGAAAGCCAGCCTCCATCACAATCAGCAACACTGCTGCAAGAGAGGTTTTAGGGTATGATAGACCTAAAAAATACTCTTTTCCTATGATTTCTACTAATACAGCATTAGATAAAATAATTAGTAGCACGGTCAAGAAAGAGGGCTTTCCAAAATCTAGTGTAAAACTTAGAGTATCTTTAATGGATTTTCCAAATATATATCCTGGGGATGTCTTTAGCTTTGAATATGTATCTAAAGGAATACCAAAAACTGTTTATCGTGTTGTAAAACTTGCTGGTGATAGCTCAGACACTTCATACTTAGAGATAGAAGCTATAGAAGATATTTTTGCCAACTCTTTAGGTTTAAACACAACTATTACACCACCAGTAAGCAACACTGTAAATTATGCTATAACAAGCATTCCAAATACTTATGTACTACATGAGCTAGATAATGAATTTACTACAATAGAGGTTTTAATATCTATTGTAGGAAAACCAAGCACTACAGAAATAATTACACAAGTGGTTATGACAAATACTGTAAATGGTGTACAAACAAATACACCTGTTGTTAGTGCTTTTTTATTAAATACAGATATACCACAAAACTATAGCTATGAGGCAGATGCTATTTTTAATATAACAGATAATAGTAATAATATATATGATAAGACTTACACAGATGAGGAATTTCAAAGACATCAAGGGCTATTATTTATAAACCACAAAGTGTTTACATATAAGAGTATAAGTAAGCAGCCAAATGGCTCTTTTAACATCACAGGGCTTATGGCATTATCAAAAGATATACCATTACTACCTCAAGCTACTACAACAGGCTTTATAACAACACAAAATATTATATCTAATAGTTATTTAGCTTTGTTTAACACAAGTATATATAACTACTCATTAGCTTTTAAAAACCTTTTCACCAAAGGTAATTCTATAACTAATACAAAAAACAGAACTAACTATGCACAATACCCTTTACCTTGTTCTAATTTAAAATACTATGACAGTGGTACTTCTAATATATTGGTCTTTTCACCAAGTGTAAGAACTAAAGGGGCTTCTTATATTAGTTGTGATAATATAATAGCAGGGAATGATGAAAATACTTATGAAGGCACTTTCATAATAAAGTATAATGGTTCTAAAGTTTATGAAATAACTTCTCCCACTTTTGTAAATGGGTATATAGAGTATGATACAACCAATTATAATACAGGCACTTGGGAAGTTGTTCCTAAATTAAACAGCTTTCAAACAGCATCCTCAACAATAACTATTTAAAGGATTTTTATGGCAATTTTAACAAATGGAATAGAAACTATTGAAGTTGGCTCTACTACATGGAGAGTGATATTTAACAGTAATTTCTCTAAAATATATACTAAAACAGAAATAGACACAGCATTGTCAAATAAAGCAGCTGTAGCCACAACAATAGCTGGATATAATATTTTAGATGCTTATACAAAAACTGAGAATGATACCAATTTAAGTAATCACAATACTTCAGCTACTTCTCACAACTTAAATAGCAGGACAAGAGATATATCTTTTACAGACAACACTAAAGGAGTTGTACTAGCAGATAGAACCAATGGAAACAATTATAGAATATATTCAGATAGTGGTGTTTTAAAAATAGAGCAGGTTTAAACGATATATAAATAAGACAAATAAAAAGGTTAAAAAATGAAAAAAACAGTTAATGGTAAAGAAAATATCACTTGTGTTATAAAAAAAGCAGACGGTACAACTGAGATAGTAAAAGGAAAGAATATAGTCACAAACAACGGTGATATAGCATATGCTCAAAAAGTAGTTGGAGAAGCCACAGATTTTGATAACCCATATTTAAGATTAGGCACAGGGACAACAGCTGTAGATAAAACAGACACAGATGTCACAACTTTTATAACAGGTAGTGATAAAGCTGTTGATACAGGATTTCCACAAAGAAACAACACTGACCCTGGAAACACAGATGGTGGAGTAAATATAGTAACTTGGAAAATATCCTATGCTTTAGGAGACCTTAATGTCACAGGAATTGCAGAGGGTGCTATAACAAATGTTGGAACAAATCCATCATATGCTTTAAATCACTTTCTATTTGCTAGTTCATTTGATGTTACAAGTTCAGACCAATTAACAGTTTATATAAATCACAAGCTCGAAGGAATTTAGTAAAAAGCCCCTTAAACAGGGGCTTTAAAAACTATAAAGTTAATTTTATAATAATGTAGCTATTGCATAAGCATCTATCAAATCATCTATCTTCTTATACTTACTCTCAAAGTATTTAATAACCTCTTTATCAGTTGCTTCAAGCATATCTTCTTTTTTTGCATTCCCTTTTCCACTATATAACTTTTTTATGTGAGAAGGTGTAAAAAGTTGAGTATCATACCCAATCTCTTTTAAAGAGAAGTAAATATACCCTAACAACATTGAAAGCTGTGCAACCCTACCTTTACTACCAAATGAAATACTTTCCATACCTATCTTAAGCTCTGTTTGATGATAGTGTGTAATGAATTTTAATAGCTGTAATTTAGTATATAAAATTCTATCTTCTATTTGCATCTTTTTTGGTGGAGTTATTAAAGAGAATGTTTCAATTTTTTTATCATCTGTAAGCACAACTACTCCAGTATTAGTTGTGCTTTGGTCAATGCCTATGTAAGTCAATTTGTTGTCTTTGTAACAATACTTGCAAAAGCTGTACCTGCTGTGTTTCCTACTACTTTATTTATTAGCAACTTACCTTTTTTAGTATTTGTATTACTTGTGTAAGTTTTTTTATAATTTCCTGTAACATAATCTATAGTCTCAGTATCTAAAGTATTAGGGGCATAATTTTTAGTATCTGCTCTTTCCTCCACTATAGCTGTTTCTAAAGTGATGTCTGGTTTTACCATAATATTTGTTGGGGGAGCTGAAAGGTTGTTTGAAGAAATATCTATTTTATTAGTTTGTTCATTATATAAGAAATCTACTTCCTCTGCTGTTAAAGCCTTGTTAAAAACACGAACTTGGTCATATATATCTCCACTTGTTACATTTGTGTATGGGGCACACCCTATACCTACAACATTTCCCGAATTGCTTGTGCCTGTTACAGTAAAAGCAG